GTATTTGTAATCGAAATAGGTTTCGCCCCGAAATGCTCCCAAACAGCACTGTATATAAGTTTCTTCACCGAAAAGCCTGGTTTCGGCTGCTCCGTTCTTGATGAATGTCTTTGTCTCCATATCGGTATATTTTAAAAGATTAAAAGAATGATTATCAGAACGAAAACATACCGACAAACAACCGCCAAACAAGGGCAAGAATGAACCGTGCCACGAAGTAAAACAAGAGTACGGCAAACAGTAAGGCGAAAAACTGCCCTGCGGTGGTGGTGAAAAAGTAAATCACCACAGACCAAAGGATAAGGCGGTATATCAGTTTTGAAATGAGTATCGTTTTCATGTTCTTGGGTGTTGCGGGCGGATTTCTCCGCCCTTATTGTTAATACTATCTTGTTGTCAGTGCAAGACGGTTGTCCGCCAGCTTGGTAAATGTGGTGTAATCGCTTTTGTCGTTTGGAACACTCAATTTTATTTCTTCACGGATATTTCGCCCGCAGATATAAAAAGAGAAAATAAAACCGTTCCTTTTAATTGTTCCTGCCGTGTGCCGTACCGTATCTTTCCATTCGATTTTTTCGTTTTTCAGAAGTGCAAGGTATTCGGCTTTCATCCTTTGGATAACTTCATTTTCCGCTTCCAGTTCCTTGTAAATGTTCAAACCTCGTGTTATCCAGTCTTCTAACTTCCGTTTGGTGAACACGCCTATTCGGTTGGGTTCGGGGTAGTCCTGCTTCACCCGATATAAAATACTGTCTTCGGCTTCCTTGAACATGGAAGTTATCACGTCTATATAGTATTTGTTATTATTATATACCTTTTTTAGAATGAATGTCACACCGTTGCGGATAAAGCCTACATTCACGGTACAATAGACTTTATATGTGTCATTGGAACATTGCACGCAATAGTAAACGGTTGCTTCGGGTATGATTTTTTGTATCTCCCCGCAAAAAGGCTGTATCTGTTCCACATCTTTAGGGGCTTTTTCCGCTCTGTCCATACCGGACTTTGAATTTTGAAATTCTTCTGCTGTCAAATAAATATAATTATTCATCTTCTTATGTCTTTAGTGGGTGGATTGCTCCACCCGTTTGTTAATACTCTTGTCTTTTGCTGTCCTTTAGGCTGCTATCGGTTCGTTTATCGGCTCTGTCACCCGCTCGGTTATCATCTTTGCAGCCTTGTTCACATCGCCCAAAATATCAATCAGAAAGGCGGGTTCCTGCTTTAGCTTGGTGAGCCAGTGTTTCAGATAGGCAGCGTTGTTGTCCTGCGGTGTGGTGGCGATACCGAAGAAAGCACCGCAAAGGGCTGATGTGAGTTCCGCTACAAGTTCCTCACGTGCGTAGAGTTCATCACCGAAACAAGTTCCAAACGTGCGGTTCAGCCGTTGGGGGTTGCCTGTGCTGTGTGCCATTTCGTGCAAAAGTGTCCCGTAAAATTCCACGCCCTGCGGGAACTGTTCTTTTTCGGGGCAAACGATATAATCGGTTGCGGGTACATAGAAAGCACTATCGGAATACTTCACTTTGATAGGGCAATACCAATTTTGCATATATATCAGTTCATCCAGCATTCCGCACTCGATACCGTCCGAATGGTTTTCGGGCTGCTCGTTCTTCTTCATGCGCTCGTAGCGTTCGGGGTACTTCTCCGCGAAATTGGTTTGGTCGAGATTGAACACATTGTAATATTTCATTTGGGGTATTACTTTGTATTCGTCCTTTTCCGCTTTGGATAGCTTGCAATATTCCTCGTAGGGCATGGATTTGTTGCTGTCCTTGTGTACTACGAACTTGAACCAATAGTAAACGGGGAACGAGTGTGCGCCCTTGTTTACGTTCACTTCCTCGGCTTTGGCTTGGTTGAATGTAAGGAACACGGGCAAAGTGAATTTCATAAACTCGGTATAAAACAGCAGCATTAAAATGTTACCGCCATTATAAACCGTTCCTCTTAGGTTGCGGGGGAAACCGTGTTTAAGGCTCGTTATCCACGGTTTTTGCCAATCGCTTTTCAAACACTCGATTTTCTTGATAAGCAAATCGGTGAACACGGGAGAAATTTTCTCGATGGTGTTGTTTGTTGTCGTTGCCATAACTTTACGCTTTAAAATTGTTACTACTTGTTTTTGTTATCATCGCTTGTCGCCCCAACCAAATTTTTCCCTTGGCTGATTGGGAAGAACATTGACAATAATTGAAGCGGAAAAGGCGAATTGCAACCATTTGAAAAAATGGTAAATACTACCCGCAGGGTGGAGATTTGGCATTTTTTGCGGATTTGCTTTCGACTCCGCCTACCTTCGTCAATGTTTTTCCAATCAGCTTAGGGAAAAATAGCCTTCCAGTAGATTGAATGAATGAATGATAGATTACTTACCGGTACAAGACGGGAAAGTTCTGTTGGAAAACCGGGAACTCCGGTTTCCGGAAAAGAAAGAAATACGGGTTGAAGGTTGCGAGGTGGAGAGACAACTCTTTGCCATACAAGTATTCTTCTTTTGCCGATTTATCGGGTTAGAAAGAAGGGTGCTTGCGTGGCAATGGGTTGTGCGGGTTGGCGAGGTACTTTCCGTTTTTGGAAAGTTGCGCAGACAAAGGATTATCCTTTTAGCCATGGTGAAGCTTAAAAAAAGAAAATAATGGTTGCAAACCGGGTAAGACGATAAGGGGCTGCCGGGACAAACATCAGGGGAACTTGTTTGAACGGGATGGCGCACGGAAAGCTTCGCACGTAGGCGAAGCTCCGGGGGACAGCACGGGCGGACGTGTTCCGTTTGTCCTTTCCGGCTTTGCGTTTTCTTTATGGCATGTAGCTTGCCGGAGTGCCGGAAAGGGAATGGGAAGCCGGAACAGACCTATACCGCTGACGGGTGGGCGGGAGTAAATGGAATAAAAAGAATATGTAGGCAAAGGCGAATTTACACGTTAGGGATTGCAGGGGAAAGCCCACAGCTTCGGCGAGGACTTGTAACGGAAAGCCCGACCGTTTACGGGAACGCCAAAAAAATATCCGTATCACATATCATGGGTTTGCCGCAAAGGTAAGGCTAAGCCGCCGAATAATGGCAGTCAGCCCGGTTTTCTTAGTATTTCTTACCTTTTCAATATCTTGACGGTGACAAAGGCGCAAGCGTGAAGCAAAGCACGGACAAGCGGTACATAAACGAACGGAGCGGAGCATTACTGATTATATATTTGCACCCGAATGAAAAATAAAATGAGATTATGGAAATAGTGACTATCGAAAAGAAAACCTTTGAGGAAATGAAAAGCAGGTTCAACCAGTTCAACGAACATATACAGAACTTGTGTTCCCGGTACAAGCCGCCCGAAAGAATGAACTGGCTGGACAATGCAGACGTGTGCGAAAAGCTGAACGTGAGCAAACGGACATTGCAGACGTACCGTGACCGGGGGCTGCTGCCGTACAGCCAGATAAATCACAAGATGTATTATAAACTGGAGGACGTGGAAGCATTTTTAGCCGCCATGAGTGAGGAACTATTTAATTCGCAAGAAGATGGAAGTGATAACAAAGGAGCATGAAGGGGTGCAGGCGTATTTTGCCGCATTGGAACAAGGTATGAGGTACGTGGATAACGTGACGGCGAATTTTCGTCCGGCAATGAACGGGGAAGTGTACCTGACGGGAGAGGATGTGTGCAATATCTTGCATATTACGGCAAGGACATTGCAGGATTACAGGACGCAACGACTGGTTCCCTTCATATCATTGCCGGGAAAGACGCTATATCGTCAATCCGACATTGAACGTATGTTGAACGAGAACTATGTGCAGATGAAGAAAAGGAATGAAAAGCCATACTGGGAGTAGGGCTGTCAGGCATCGGTTTATGAAACGAAGGCGGGAATCTTATTGTAAAGTTCCCGCCTTTGCCGCATTTTACACTTATCGCATACGTATCATGCCCCGGTACGGAGTTTGTTTTGCAGGCTGTCAAGGTTGCCGATTATCTGCTGCATATCACGACTGATCTTCTCGTTGGTTATCTTTGCGTAGATTTGTGTGGTGGTAATATTCTTATGTCCCATCATCTTGGCTAAAGATTCAATCGTACCGCCGTTACTGAGTATGACGGTCGTAGCGAAGGTATGGCGGCTTTGATGGAATATACACGGCAAAGCAAGCGACAGCGAATAGGTAAAGATTAAACGTAACCTGTTAGGAATAAGCGATATTTCTGTATTTTGCAAAGTTGAGAAAATGCAAACGACGACGGAATATTGAGGTTGTTCAGTTACCAAACCGTTAGCCGGGCAGTTACCGAAATGGAAACAGGTAACGGTAAGCAATGAAAAGAAATCCTCACCGTTTTGTTTGCACTCATACACAGTGTTTTGCGTGTCAATGGACGCTTATATGGCAAGTAAATTTGCACTTAAAAATATAAGCGTATGAAAGTAGAAAAATTCAAGGTGCTGCTCTACCTCAAAAAGAGCGGACTGGACAAGTCGGGCAAGGCTCCCATCATGGGACGCATCACGGTGAACCGCACGATGGCGCAATTCGGCTGCAAGCTGTCCTGCACTCCCGAACTGTGGAATCCCCGTGAAAGCCGTCTGAATGGCAAGAGTAAGGAGGCGGTGGAAACCAATGCCAAGATTGAGAAACTGTTGCTTGCCGTCAATTCGGCATTCGATTCCTTGCTGGAGCGCAGGCAGGAGTTTGACGCTACAGCGGTCAAGGACATGGTTCAGGGAAGCATGGAAAAGCAAATGACCCTGTTAAGGCAGTTTGACCGTATCAACGAGGAACTGAAATCGCGTGTCGGCATTGACCGGGCAGAGGGAACTTACTCCAAGCAATGCTATACACGGCAGATTCTCGCGGAGTTCATCCGAAACAGGTTCAAAACGGAGGACATCGCTTTCGGGCAGCTTTACGAGCGTTTCATCTGGGACTTTCAGGATTATGTGCTGGACGAGAAGAAACAATCCCTCCAATCCGTGCGCCATTATCTCGCCCTCTTGAAGAAGGTATGCCGCATCGCCTACAAGGATGGGCATTCCGAGCGTTACTTCTTCTGCAACTTCAAGCTGCCGAAACAGGAAATCAGCGCACCGAAGGCACTCACACGGGAGGAGTTCGTGAAAGTGCGTGACGTGGAAATCTCTGTGAAGCGCAGACCATCGCTTGCCCTCACCCGTGACCTGTTCCTGTTTGCCTGTTATGTCGGGACTTCCTATGCAGATACCGTTTCCATCACCCGTGACAACCTCTTTACCGATGATGAAGGTGACCTGTGGCTGAAATACCACCGCAAGAAAAACGAGTACCTCGCACGAGTGAAGCTGCTCCCGGAAGCAATAGCCCTTTTGGAGAAATACAAGGACGATTCACGGGAAACGCTCCTGCCTGTACAGGACTACCGTGTGCTGAGAGCCAACATGAAAAGCCTCCGTGTGCTGGCAGGCATCAAGACCGACATCGTCTATCATGTCGGCCGCCATAGTTTCGCAAGCCTGATAACACTTGAGGAGGGTGTGCCTATCGAAACCATCAGCAGGATGCTGGGGCACACCAATATCCAGACAACGCAGATTTACGCCCGTGTGACCCCGAAGAAGCTCTTTGAGGACATGGACAGGTTTGTCGAAGCGACCCAAGACCTGCAACTTGTCCTATGATAAACAATCATTCAATTATAGCCATTCAAAAACGAATCATTATGCGCAGCACATTCAAGCAACTTTATTATATCAACCGCAGCAAGGTAAAGGCTGACGGTACGACCGCCATTTGGTGCAGAATCAGCATAGACGGCAAACAGGCGGTGCTTTCCACGGGTATCTATTGCAATCCCGATGATTGGAACAGCAAGAAAGGCGAATTGAAGGATATCCGCACAAACGGGCGTTTGAGCCAATACCGCCAGCACATTGAGGATACATACAATTCCATACTGAAAGAACAGTGTGTAGTCAGTGCGGAGATATTAAAAAATACCATAGTGGCGGAAAACTCACTGCCCACCACATTGTTGCAGACGGGCGAACAGGAATTGGAACGGCTGAAGAAACGCTCCGTTGAAATCCGGTCACGCTCCACTTATCGACAATCCATTATTTTTCAAGACAGTATCAGGCGGTACATAGAATCGGTATATGATATGCCGGACATACCGTTGGAGGATGTGACGGAACAGTTCGGCAGGGACTACAAGACTTTCCTGCTGGGGAATTTGGGATGCAGCACGGACAAGATGAACAAGTGCCTGTGCTGGCTCAGCAGGCTGCTGTACCTTGCCGTTGACAGGGAGATTATACGCGCCAACCCCATCGAGGAAGTTGAGTATGAGAAGAAGAACCCGCCCAGACTGAAGCATATCAGCCGCAATGAGTTGAAACGCCTGATGGCGACACCGTTTGAGGACGGGAACATGGAACTTGCGCGACGTATGTTTATCTTTTCAAGCTTTTGCGGTCTGGCGTATGTGGATATACACAGGCTCTATCCTCACGATATCGGAGAGGCTGCGGACGGCAGGAAGTATATCCGCCAAAAGAGAGGTAAAACCAACGTGGAAGCGTTTGTCCCGTTGCATCCGGTGGCGGAACGTATATTGTCACTCTACAACACAACCGACGACACCAAGCCCGTTTTCCCCCTTCCCATCCGTGATATACTCTGGCATGAGGTACATTCCATCGGCAACGCACTGGAGTTTGAGGAAAATCTTTCCCATCACCAAGCCCGGCACACGTTCGGAACCCTGCTGATTTCCGCAGGCATTTCGATAGAGAGCATCGCCAAGATGATGGGACACACGAATATCGTCAGTTCTCAAATCTATGCAAAAATAACCGATGATAAAATCTCCAAAGACATGGACAAACTGATGGAGCGAAGAAAGAAAATATCGGCTGGCGAAAAGAAAAAATCATAAATAATCATCATAAGATAAGGGAATTATGAACAGAGGAATAATAACAATCAGTGAAATGGGGACAATTACAATCCCTACTACTACCGTGTGGATGACCAAGTTCGAGATAGCCGACCTGTTCGGGGTATTCTCCTGCGACATCCGCAAGGTAATACGGGCAATCTACAAAAATAAGGAGTTGAACGAAACTGATACGATGAAGTATATCAAGCAAACTGACGGCATCAGCTATGATGTTTACAACCTTGAAATGGTCATAGCCGTTGCTTTCAGGATATGCAGCAGAGAGAGTATCCGATTCCGGCAGTTTGTGATGAATGAAATCTGCGCCACCAAGAAAGGAAGCCCAATAACATTGTTCTTCTCTTGTGGCAAGGGCGGCAACCTATGGTATAACTGAGGTTCATCCCGTCAGTCACCCGTTCCCGATGCTCGGATGCAAAGGTAGCGTGCGTTTCTGACGGCATTGGCAAGGTCGGGCGGCGGAGCCGTTTCGGTCGGAATCTTCCTCAAACAAGTTTGAGCGTATTCAGCCCGAAAACCTTGTCATTGCCGGCCACACGCTTTGGGGCATCCGGCAACGGAAACAAGCGACTGACGGGAAATCAGTAGAAAAAGAGCGGAACGGCTTACAGACGAAGCGTAATACTGATGCTTCATCCGTAAGCCGTTCCTTTTGTTCCATTGCTGCCGCAAACACAGGGCAGACGGCAAACTGCGCTCCCTCAAGAAAATCAGGGTGCTTTCTGTCGGTAGGCGGTGCGGTAGCCGTCAGCCAGCATTTTTTCGATGTCGGATTCACGGTAGAGGATTTTGCCGCCCAACTGGATATAGGCTATCCTTCCCTCGTTGCGGTAGTCCTGAAGCGTCCGGCGGCTCACTTTCAACCGCGCCGACACCTCCTTGTCAGTGAAGAAACGCTCCCCGTTCAGTGTCGGACGGTAATTGGAGGTCAGATGCTCTACATTGTCCAGCAGACGGTCGAGGCTGCCCATGAAGTGGATTATCCACTCGTTGTCTTTGTTAATCAGTTCATTCATATTACTTTGGATTTAGTGTGATTGTGATTGCTGTTATTGCTTTATCTGGTTGTCAGATTGTCCTGCCTTTGAACCTTGCTTCCTTCCGCCTGTCCTCCACGATGGAGACGATACGCTCCACGTCTTCGGGTCGGTAATAGGTCTTGTGGTTTATCTGCGAGTAAGCCAGGGTCCCGTTGTCACGCAGGGTCTGCAACGTACGCGGGCTGATGTTGAGCATCCGGCACACGTCCTGATTGTCCTTCCACTCGCTCATTTTCTTTTCGCCGTGCCTATGGCAGATGGCATCCATGCGGCTGACGAAGCGGTCGAACTTGGCGACCATCGCCTCGAAGGTCTTTCTTTCGATTGATACGATTTCCATGTTGTCTTTCTTTTAGTTGTTATTGTTCCTTTTGCCGCAAAGGAATATACAATACGTTATCCGACAATGGATTTTCCAGAACCGGCAGCATGTGGCACCGGTGTGGCAGAGGTTGTCCGGGATATAGACTGTCGTCTTCGTCTTAATCTGAAAGCTCATGTGGAATCGGAAGGAAAAATAAGGGCTTAATTCAAAATCGCCCGTGACGGGAACTTTGCCCATTCGGGCATTCATATCCGGCAAAACGGTGAAGTCCGCACCGCTTTGTCAACCGCCATAAAGCAAAACCGTACAAAATTGCCGAACAGAACCCAAGTCCTTGACCGACTGCACCGAAGTGTCTTACTTTGCTCCTGATAAACGGTCACCCATGCGCATGAGACCACCAAGTATTAACTTTCAAAATTCAACAAAATGGCAAAGAAAAGAAACTACGAGAATGACGAAGCGTTCAAGAACTTCAGGATAGAGGACTACATGCCTGAAATGAAATGGCATGAGCCGGAGGCAAAGGCTTCCGTAAAGGAAGAGACGGCTCGGTTCCCTTCGATGGACGAGCCGGACACACCTGCAATGCAGGATACAGTGTCCGATGCAGACCGACCTGATAAGTCGGAGATACGGGATGCACAGGACGGAGAAACGGCAGAAAAAAACGCTGCCGAAGATGCCGGTGTTCCGGCTGAGCGGACTGTCGCCAGACGCATCAGTTGCAAGCAGCGCAGGCTTTCGTTGGAGGAGTACCGCGCCACTTATCTGAAAGTCCCCAAGATTGTCAACCGCAAGCCCGTGTTCGTCAGCGAGGAGGTGCGTGACGAGCTGGACAGGATTGTCGGCAACTTCGGAAAACGCGGCATGAGCGCGTCGGGACTGATTGAAAACCTCGTCCGCCTGCACCTCGACAGCTACCGTGAGGACTTCGGGCAGTGGCGCAAACTCTGACGGAATTTCGGAGAACCCGGATGAACCGGTGAATGCACTTCATCGGCTTAACCGATTCCTGAATTAAGTGATTACACTCAGAAACAAATCCGACAGGCGGAGGATTTTTGTGTCCTCAAAGACACAGCAAGATATATTTTCAGTTACCCGAATAAT